GCAACGAATTGCTTTCAAAGGAAAGTACTACGAAATAGATAGCATCCTGCCGGACGAAAAGTACTGCTACCTCACGATAGAGGCTTTTCAGATGGGCGAGTACAACACGTTCACGGATGCCGTACAAGATGGCTCCTGGATCGATCCCAACGGTGACCCCTGGCTCACCCCCGACGGTGAGCCCTGGATCGTGCCGGATGCCTAAAAAAGAAACTGATGCCGCGCAGCGTAAACCGACAGATCGACCAATGGATAGCCAAGGTAGAAAAGTCGGTCGGCGATTTTTCGCGCAAAGACCGCCGGCGCATCGTGCGGAAAGCCGCGCGGCCGGTCGTAAAGCAGATGCGAGCCATTGCACCACGATCGAAGCGCCCGCACTACCGCTACCCAAAGGGGCAGCCGCGAGTGAAGTACAACCCGGGCAACCTGCGCCGATCCATTAAGGTGCTGCCATTCCGCAAAACGGCCGACGCCTTCGTAGGACCGCAGTTTGCGCGCAAGCGCGCCCCCGAGTACGGCGCACCCGGCCAGCCGGTAGATGCCTACTACGCCGCGATGATCTACGGATCGGCCCGGCGGTTTCGGCAGCGAGTCATCGAGCCCGCCGCCCGTAGCAGTGAAAGCCAGGTAATTGCGCGCCTGAAAAAAGAAAGTCGCGCCGCGATAAAGAAAGCAGCCGCCCAGCGCGGCATAAAAACGAACTGATGACCGGAGCAGCCGCCATATACAGCCTACTGAGCAATAATACTGCCGTGACGGCCTACGTATCCGACCGTATCTATCCGATCAATGTACCGGACCAGATCCAGTACCCGGCTATCGTATACAGCCAGCTCGCTGAGGATGAGCTGGACAGTAAAGACGGCCCCTTGCACAACGGCTACCTGTTCAGCGTAGACGTATACGCCAGCAGCTACAACCAGGTGCAGGTGATCGCCAACGCAGCCCGCAAGGCGCTCAACTGGCGCA